CCTGCTCCGCACGTACATCGGCTACGTCATTGATAAGTTTTTCCATCGCACCCTCTGATAGCACGTAGGACATGGCAGCCTCTCAGTTCGTTTTCGTCGCGTCCTGAATGGTGAACCAAAGATCAACAAGTGTGGCGAAGGCTGATGCCACATCTGTCGGGGGATTACTGCAGATCACATCAACCCCAGCCATTGCCTTTGCCTCGATTGCAATGTTCTGCGCGCTGATCTTCGAACTGAGTTTCTGGAAATATCCATCAGCAACCTTTACGATCTTACAGGCCTTGGGAATGCTATTCCCCGCAAGGTTGGCGAGGATATTATCCGCAGAGTTAAGAACATTCCCAACCCCCGCAGTGATCTGCCCCCACTGAGCATTACATCCGCCAAGAGCCAGAGCGCCACAAATCAAGAGAATCTTTTTCATATCACCCCTCCATTGCCTGCCGGGTCAGCCCCAACCCCACCTTCGCCAGTGTTGTGCCCTTTGATCTTCCCCTGTTTAATCAGGGCCTCGATGATTGGCTCGTATTGCGCCAGAATCTTCAACCCCGTCGCAATCGCCTGAGCCTGCGGAATCGGGATCGAATTCGCAATCTCACTAAGCGACATGATTGTATCCTGCGGCTTACCATACGATGCAGTCTTGAATGCATTCGCGATCGCATCCAAAGTCCCTGCTGGAATCGTTGCCATGATATCTCCTTTTTCAGTGGATGGAAACTTTGTTTGCTTAAACTTGAATCCCGCGACGATTGCTTGCCAAAGGGAAACAAGCCAACCCCATCGCTCACTTAGGGTCATCGGACTTTACCAAAGGACCGGATGCTGAAGACGAGAAGCCTGACGCGAACGTGGTGATCGCAGCGAACAGCGCCGCCAACCAAGTCGACCAAGATTTTACAATCTCGCTGATGTGCGGATCAACCGCATTCGGCAATCCAGTCGCCGCGAGAAAGGTCAGTACAGTGGTTACAAGACCCCAGATAAAGGCCCACTTCGGATCGAATTTCATGAGATTCTCCTATTCGCTTCGGTGAGTGCGTGGTAAAACGCCATACCATAACTAGCAATAAGCGCCGCTCGGTCGTGGCCGTTGATAATCACCCTAGCATCTATCCAATCAGAGCGTGTTCCCTTAAAATAGTCAATCAATTTCCTGCCGGTGAACCAGCCTTCGGACATTCCACACACAAGGACCGCGGCTGCAATATCTGGACGCATTGCCAGATCAGGATTGCGAACAAGATCAACATCACTGCCGACCAAACCAAGCTCACGAAGTCGTTTCGTTGCATAGGTATAGTTCCTTTCCCAAGTCAATTGGACATAGCCGCGGCCAAAGTAAACCTGATTGTATGGAGGCACAGGATTGCCATAGGCCCTACCGCGCCCGGCTCCAAGTTCCTTAATCGGAGCCATACTCCGCGCAGTCTCATGGAACGCTGTTGCGAGCGAATACGCGATGAACCTAGGATCACTGGCTGGCGCATGTTTTTCCCAAGCCTCCAAGATTGCAAGGCATCCGTCAACCTGTCCTTGGTACATGGTCTTACCAAAGACATGATCGCGGACTTCGGCGAAGAAGATTTTATGGTCCATTTTATCTCCTAATATTAAGCTCTTGTTTCCCGGTCATCAATCCTCGATAGATATCACCCGTACTCTTAGGCTTTTGATATCCACTGAATACATCGATTCCATAACGGATCGGCGCGGCTAAATGCTTAGGGGCAACGCCGTATAAATCACCAATCGCAGTAAGCCCATGTTGAAGCATTTTACTACCTTCGCCACGCTCAATGCGACCATTATGAATAGCCTTTTTAATATCATGACCAAAATTCAAAACATCATGTATTGGTGTTCCGATCAAACCCGCAGATTCTTTTCCATATTCAATACTATGATAAAGATCGCGCATGCCGAGAATTGCATTTGAAGTCCAACCAAACAAATGGGAAAGAGTTTTTTCACCCAATCCACGACGATCATCTGTGAATTGACTGGATACAGTCTCTTCAATAAATCCAGTCCAGACTATATACACAGCAATTGACGAAAGAATCGCTGGGATTTTATTTGCAGCTTCGCGAATTTCACCTTCCCGTCCAAGCTTAAATGCATCGTTAATATCATGAAAGATTTCGATTCGACGCTGCATACTTGTACCCATAAAACCATAGATCGAGGTGAGCCATGGTGTAACAGGATTTACTGAAGTTACAATTCCTGGAAGATTAGCTCTACCAACAGAACCATGTGCACGTCGTACTGCAGCAGAAGCAATATCAACTGAGGCACCGTGACTCACACCCATACCCCTCAACTCTTGATATTTAGCCCATGCCAATGGCACAGCACTCATCTTATCAGAAAATGAAACGAGTTTAGCGCCATAATGAGAAACATACTCTCGCCACGGAGTTTTCTCATCAGTTATAATCTGATGTTGTCCGCCAATAGTATCATAAATTTGTCTTTCACGACGTTGAATTTCTTCAAAATTAGTGTGAACAAAATCCCAGATTGAATCGCCAACTGCATAACTATTACCAAAAGTTTCCCATACAGCTTTACGATATTTATCCAAACCAATTTCATGGGCAATTTTATCCACGCCAATAATAGCAGTATCAGCGATAAATTTCGGTACAGTTTTAAATAGATTCGGCCCCATTTCACGAGCAGACATAAGCCAAGCTGTTGTGCCATGTTTTTGCACAGTTCCAAGATTAAAAGCAATTTGTGTCGTGATTACATTTTGACGTATGTTATTTGAAATTTTAATTGCTTGACGCATAGCATCAGTTTGATAAGATTTCTCCCCAGCCAAACGGAGGAACCATCCATCAATCTGTTGCATAGAATCTTTACCATAATACTGTGTAATCATTTGCCGGAATGAATTATCTTTAATTAATTTTACAGTTTCAGTAATAAAAGGTCGAAATGCGATATCATGAATCATCTGTGACATGCGATTTGGGATTGCTTCGTATGTTAAATCAATAACCTGATCTGCGCCAGTACGCCGTTTAGTATATCCATTCGATACTGAAGGCCAAAATCCATAGTCTTCCATCTCTGGAAGTTTATTTACAAATCGACTACGATGGCTATCTCCAATAACCGGATGATACCAACCATCCCACCGACGACCATGCATTTCAAACGGGCGCGGTACCACAGCTTCTGGTGCAAATGTATAAAGACTACGATACATAGTTGCTGATTCTTTCCACAAACCCTCAAATATTTTACCCATTTTAGCTGCACGCTCTAAGTCAGCGACAGTTGAATGCTGCTTAACCCAATCCCAAAGGATTTCAGGTTCAATTCCCCAGCCACGAGCTAGTCGGTTAAAAGTATAATCATTACCCATATTAGATATAACCACAGCAAGGTTTGCTCGGGTTACATCTTTAAGGAGTTCGTTATTATTTAATGGATCACGGAAAATCGACGGCAAAGTCCTCTGAGAATTCTCAATTTGCCCAAGTTCTTTATAAGCTTTTGCAATTTCCTTCTGTTTAGCGGCTTCAAAATTATCCGCGCGAAAAGCTGGATATACAAACGTCTCTGTAAATAAACCGTGCTTGTCCCTCCCATCAAAACGCCCAAAAAGAGTTTCTATATTTGTACTAGCAACAATAAACCTAGAAACAGCATTCTTTGTTTCAGATTTTGAAATATTAACAGAATCAAATTTTTCCGACAATTGTTCACGAGCTTGCGCAAGCCAATCGCCGCGTTGAATTGTTTTGCCTGCAACTTCTGCTTGATGAAAAGTCTTCCCCATTTTATCCATGAAGTTTACAAGATTTCGAACTTCACGAAATTCACCAGCTGTCATTTGATCTGTAGGTTTGCCATAATTTGGATCGAGATATTTTTCATCGATAGGAAATTCAAGGCCCATCAATTGATTCTCATTTTCAGTTTTATTTACAAAATCGGCAAAATCCTTAAACCGTGAATCAGCAATGCGCTGTTCCAATCCTAGGCGAGTCATGCCATTTGGCCGATCAATTTTTCCAAGAAAATCCCGAATAAACAATCCCCATTCAGGATCGATATTCATTGATTTGCTTGGATCAAATTGTTTCCGATACGGTCGAATTGTTCGATCAAAAATAAGTTGTTCCTTCTGCAGCTTCCTCGCCTCCGCAGCAATCAACCCGGTCATATACTTCCGCTGCATCTGAACTAAGGCGTCGGCGTTCTTCCCGGCGATCAGCAGGCGCTCAGTATCCCGGCCGATCTTACCCATGATTCCCAGAAGCCGCTCGACGTTAATATCGGCGAGCTTCATCTTCCCGAACATCGCCATCGCCTCGCCCTTCGCGAGGTCCTTGTCAACAACCTTAACTCCCGCAGCCATAGCCGCACCCTGCCATTCCTCGGCGAGGATATTCAGGTTAGTCTCGCTCAGCGCCTGATCCATCGCGTCAAGCATGATGTTGTCTTGGAGCTTACCAAATTTCTCTTCCATCCGGCGCTGGACTTCTTCGTCGATGGTTTTGCGGAGGCCCTCTTGCGCAGACATACCCTCACGAGATTTGGTGTAGGAAGAGAGGTCTTCAATCAGCCGATCGCCAGAGGTAAACCCAAAGAGGTTCGCCATCATATCAACCGGGACACCGTCGTTGGAGTAGTATCTCCGCGGCAGGCTGGCTTTCTGTTCAGCCGTCAGGTCCTCAGCCCTCAGGGGATAGTTCTTCCGCTCGAGTTGCTTTCCGCCAAGTTCGCCGGAGCCAATCAGCAGATCGGCTGCGACGTCCGGTCGCTGGCGAATATCTGCATCAACCTCCTTGCGGATTTCCTTTGCGGCTTCTTTCCATTCCTTGGATTGAAGGGTCTTTTGCTCCGCTTCGGCGCGCTTCATTGCAGCCGCGATATCTTCTTGATAACGCTTTTGGATTAGGTCTTGAATGCGTTTGAAGGACTTGGCGTCGAGCCCGGCGGCTTCGGCTTTGAGTTGGGTCTGCAACTCCTCTTTTTGTTTCGGTGTCGATTTAGTCTTAGCCTCAGTAGATTCTTTGATGGTATGCGGCAATAAACGTGCAGCGCCATCATCTATAGAACCAATGCGAGCAAAACCATTTGTTTCATCATAAAGTCCGCGTTGAATAGCTTCTTCACGAGTGAAGTCTGTATAAAAAACATTATTAGGTCCGCCACGATAATCACGAGCATATTCATATTGAGGAGTTAAGAAAGTCTTCCCTTCAAAATCTTTAGCATTTTCAAATGCTGTGCCATGATAATATCTGATCTTACCTTCCTCAACAGGCGGAGGTTCTTTTCCACCCTTTGCAAACATATCCCCAGAAGTCTTAGCCCCAGACTCGCGCTGTGCCAACTCCCCAGAATACGCCGCCTCAAAGAGCTCGTCAAACCTCGGCTCCCTCCCCAGAATCTTCGCAACACGATCCTTGATCCGCTGCATCAAATCCCAGAGCTTTTGGAAGATCGTCGTAACCGGCGTGACCGGCTGCTGTTCACGGGTCTTGGCCCAGTCTCTAAACGCCTCCGCAATCGCCTCTTCATGTTGCCCGAGTTCATTCAGATGGTCGTAGCGATCCGCAATCTGATAGCGATCAATCCAGCCTTCTTTCTTGCTGGCCTCGACCAGCGCATTCCATTCCTCAGGTTTGAAGAAACCCTCGCGGTAGAGATGATGAATAGCCTCGTGCCGGGCAATTCCCGGAGCATCGTGGTCATGCATATTCACTAGAATCTTCGCGACTTCGCCCGGTGCCCGATGATACACACCCCTAATGCCATCAATACCTTCATAATGAATATCACTCGCCAGAACCAGTTCAGCAGTCTTTCCTGTAATCCGGTTAATCTCTTCTTGAACCGCTTGACCAATGGCGCGCTCATGGGTTGTCCAGAGTTCTTTGGGAACAAGGTCCGCGGTTACATCGCCGAATTTGGTTGGAGCAGTTTCAAGGATTCGGCGGAGGTCGGTGTATTCACGGGAGAGTTCGAAAGCATCGCCAAGAGCGAGCTTGGTTACAACTTTATCAGTGGGATTTTTGTATGAAGCATGTGCCTCATCAATATACCCAGATACTTCACTTGGAACAAGTTCTTCCCATTTAAAACCATCTTTTGCAGCAAGCTTCTTAGCTTCCTGCTCAATCATCTTATCCGAATAACGAGCGCCAGAAACTCGATGCCCAGCGATGGTTTCATATTCAGGATAAGCTTCTTTAAGCTGGCGTTTGATATCACGGATTAAGCTTGGGCCAAAGGAACTCGGCCCAAACTTTCCAAGCCCACCAACCCAATCCACATAAAGCTGTTTGGCTTCTGCATTTGGGTTGATTAGAAGCTGCCCAACAACATTACCCTGTTCATCATGAAATTCCCAAGAATGCTGACGTTGATTGTTACCATTAACAGCGTCGATATAACGCTGTTGCTCATATTTAGACATATCCTCCCAAACAAGACCATCATTCTTAGCAAGTTCTTGCGGGTCCATGCCTTGAAAAGGATTAGTCTCAGATTCGCGCTTAAGCTCCAATCGTCGATCACCAATGGCGAACATCGGCTCAAGGCCAGCTGCCGATCGCACCTGTGGCAGCGCCCCATCAATCGCCGGAGCAGCAAGGTCCTTAACCGCCGCTTCATTCTTCGTAATCCCACCCGGCCATGCGCGAAGATCAGGCTTTAGCTCACTTGCCAGTTGTGGATCGACATAGGTGACCCAATCCGCCAGCGGAACATGAACGTCCTCGCCAAAGGTCCGAGCGGCTTTAAGCTTATCCTCAATCCCTGGAACCCAGCCGAGGATGCCATCCTCACGAGAGGGAACCTTATCACCATAAAGCCGAACAACTGCATCCGCCGAAATCCCCATCTGAGCATCGGCAAAATGCTGTTGGGCGAAGTTCTTAAATAGCTCCGGATCACGTTCGCGGGTCGCAGAGTTCTGGGCCTCTTGCAAGGCATTCTGAATCTTATCAACCCAAGCGTCGTTGGTTTTTTCCTTGATCTGGTCGATCAGCGGATGGACGCCACGAGGCACGTCCACGCCTGCATCTAGCCAAGGCTTCGCCGCTCGGGCAGCTTCGTTCGCACGAATAATATGGCCCATGGCAGCGTCTGTATGAGGGGCTGCACCGCCCATGAGACCTTGCATGACGACTTCTGGCAATTCACGTTTTAGCTGGCTTGCAGCAGAATCATAACCCAGATTTTCAGCAAGCTTACTGCCACTGCCGCCAAGAAGGCCAGCAGCAGCATTAACCGGTGCCATGACTGTGCCTACCAAGGCTCTTGGAATCAGCTCCAAAGCTCTGTAAGCCTCGGTGGAATAAGGATTATTCTTGGTAAAATCTTTTATATGTTCATCAAGAGCCTTATCAATATAGAAGTTGAAATCGCCTTTATTAAAGTCATAACCGAAACCTTCAATCATAGATTGAAAGGCTTGGCGTACACCTTCGGCAAGAGGCTCGCCAATATATGTCTTTGGAAGTCCTTTACCCCAAATTGGATGAGAATTTAATGCATCAGTAAAAGTGCGGCTGGCATTATCTAGATTACCATAGTCATCATTTGACACAACATCGGCAAGTTCATTCCCGCGAATATAAGACGCGAGCTTATCATTGCCAGAGACAATGTTCCGGGTTAGCGCCGCCCGGTGTTCCTGCTCAGCATTATCTAGATCGTTATAAATCGCCAATACTGGCTGATTTGTCGCCCGACTAAGCTGCCTCGCCCGAACAGCTTGATCCGGACTTTCGCCAATGGACGTCGCAGCCTGAGACGCAGGTGCCTGGACATAATCATTGATGATGCTGTCGTATTCGTTCATTGTGACCTCGGAACCTGCGGAGTCATCGAGCTAGTCGGGCCCATACCTGCGTTCTTATCAGACTGCATCTTCTTGGCTTTATTATATAGCTGATTATACATCTTCGCGTTATAGATTTCCTGAACTTCTTTAGTCGTCGGTTCGCGGTCGTATCGTTGAGTGTAACTCTCAGTAATCATCTTCTTATCGGAATCTGGGACTTCAACCTTAAACGCCTGAGTCCCGCCCCAGACAGTCCCCCAAATCTTTGTTTGATTTATCTGCCGAACCAATCCGGAAGTAATCTCGCGGTATTCTTGATCGTTCTTAACCGGATTCCCATCAGCTGCGCGCTGTTGGAGGATGGTAAACATCGTCCCGCGGATTAGATCATAGTCATCCTTAGTCTTAGACCGCTCAATCCCAGCCTGACGAAGGATATCATTCGACACACTCATCGCGTGATTCAACGCTGGGTTCTGGGCTTTATTATCCGATTTCCACATCGCTCGCTTGAGCATGTTCAGCTGCTGACGTTGATTCGCCGGGAGATTCATAAACGCGAATTCTTGATTCATTGCCTCGCGCCGTTCCTCAGGCGATGCCATTGGATCAGTCAGTCGCCCGAGCCATTTGCGATATTCATTCTGATTCTCGGGGGTTTCGGTATAGTCATTCTTAGCATTCCGCGACAGAAGCTGACGATACCGATTCTGCATGCGGATCGGCAGGGCATCCCACGCAGACTGCACTTTCGGGTCTTGGATATCCTCAATCGAAGTTACCAGCTTTCCGTCCTTCGCCGGGACGATAGCGTTCTCGATGGTGTCGATGTTATCCTGCATGTCTTCGCGATCAATCGCCTTCTGGCGAGAATGGCGAGTCATGAAAGATTGTTCCATCGCATCCGCAGCTTCGGCGTCATCACCGAAGAGTTCTTTGGAACGGGCCCGGCCAGCATTAGCGATTTGATCTGCAGAAGCATTGCGAAACATCGCAGCGTTGGCTTTGCGCAGATAGGTATTAGAAGTCTCGCCTGAAGCAAGGTCCTTATCAGCAAGACCACGCCAACGCTTCAAGGCTTCGTTCGCTGAGCCATATTTCTCTTGATATTGATTTAACTTGAATTTCGCCAGCTGGTCCTGTGCACGAGGATTATTTAGAAACTCTTGTTCGGTCATTGCAGGCATTCCAGCCTCTTTCAGCCAAGGCTGGAGATTAGACTGCATGATGCCGTATTTGCCAAGGGCATGTTCAGTGATCTTAACGCCATTTACCTTATGTGTGACGTCAGGATGAAGTGTGCCATAATCATTGGCTTCAATATCACCAACCGCCGAGACAAGTTGATCGATTGGAACCTTTTGAGCACCAAAGGAAGTGTTATCGCCAGCAACTGCACGAGCCGCTTCCTGCCGAGTGGCGACACTCAACCTCTGACCACGAATATAGGTCTGGGCCCTGCCAAGGTCTTCACCAGTGATGTTCCCAGCTTTGACCGCAGCGTCAAGAAGCTTCTGGGCCGCAGGCACATCGCTCTTGGCGAGGCCTTGGATTCGACTCATTGTAGCTTTAGAATTGGCCTTTTGAATTTCTAAATTGGTAGCTTCTGGACCCCAACCTTCAAGATCACCTATTTTGCGGATGCGTTCAGCATTGCTCGCCATGCCGGCTTGGTATTGTTCTTCGCTTTGAGGTGAAAGTGCAACTGAATTTATATTAGACTCAACTACAGCCCTTTCTGAACCAATCGCATAGTTTTTCCCCTCACGCCCTGAATGAGCTGCCGCAGAAAACACCGAGCGCGCCTGTATCGATCGGGATTCTTGAAGATAAACCTTCTGCGCATATGGAGAGTTGAGTTTCTGGCCAATGGCTTCTCGCGTAGCGTTTAGGTCATCGATATATGGTTTGTATCCATCAACCGCGGCTTTGCCAGAGAGTGTTGAATATTGAGCAAACTTCTCTCCCTGGGCCGTGGTGAATTCAGCGACTGCATTGGCAGCATTCGCCTGCTCATTAAGCTGCTGCATCGCCGTAGCGCGAGCCCAAATTTCATTCCCTGCGCCTTCAACCGCCCGACCAAGATGCCCAACAGCCTGAGCAACGCCAGTACCAAAGGCATCGACCGGGATATTGGACGAGACAGACGGCGTCGCGTCAAAGCTGGGCTGGACGCTGGGAACACCGGTGTATGGAACTTGGCTGCTCATTGGCCGTACTCCCACTCAGTCAGCGGATCGGGGCCGGGATTGGACAGGTTGCTACCACCCTTGCCCCACATACCAAGCTGGTTGCCTTGAATCCATTTGCTAGAAACCGATCCAACCGTGCCGATAAACGAAGAAACTGCACCAAGAATACCTTCGGTTCGGGCGTTGCTTGCGGCTTTATTCAAGCCCTTAGCTTGATTTTCGTAGTTCGTTGCTTGAACTGAAAAGTTATAAGCAGTCTTTGCAGCTTTCTCGCGGATGGTATTAAGGTCCATCTGTGAAACAAGATGCTGACTCTCACGAACTTGTGTCGCAGAACCTCCTTTAATGTCAAGCCCAGACGCAGCCTGGCCGGCTGCAATTTGCCCAGCTTGTGCAGCCCCAGCAAGACCTTGGCGTTCAGCTTGTTGCTCACCAACATCCAACGCGTATTTCTGATTCTGCTTAGCAATCGCAGCATTATACATTGCCATTGAGGATTGATATTTATAAGCCTCAGCTTTTGCGTTGCCGCCCATAAGCGACCCGATAATCCCCATACCTCCGCTAGCAGCGGAAGCACCAATACCAATCATACCAAGCGTGACTGGATCGGCCATTAGGCTCTCCGAATTTCAAAGATAGTTCCGTGGATTTCAGCGCCGAGAGATTTAAGCCACCGCGCTGAATCAGACGAGAAACAATGACCAATTAGCTTAGGATAAACCTTAAGCATATTATCAACAACCCTGCGACCATGTCGGCCTATCATCAACGGATGATTCTTAGCTTCTGGCATCGTCTGCATCCACATGTAAGCCTCATCCGAGAGAAAACTTCGTGGGATGAAACCTATAATACACAACAACTGGCCTTTGTAAAAACCAGCAAGCATTTGGCTGGATATGTTACCAGCATACAACACTTCAGGTTGTAAAGTCAATCCCTTAAGCTGGTCAAGGGAGATTTGGTAGACCTCACCATTCATCGGCCACCTTCAAGTTCGATGGTGGTGAACAAGCCCAAAACTGTTGCCGGGATCGGGTCGGACTGCTGAATGCAGACTTGGCCGGGGATAGTGTAGGTTGGGTCCATTGTAATCCGGGCATCGCCAGTGACAAGGCCAGTGACAAGTTGGTTGTCTTGCCCCGTAAGCATCGACGAGACATTGCCAACAATCAAATCTTTAATCGGCTGAAGTCTGGCGAAGCTCGATCCGGCTTTGAGATTGAGCGCATCTTTCACCTTCATATCAATCGACACAACCCGTTTGAGCTTGCCTTGGATTGCTCCGTCGCCAGTGTCGATCGCCAAGGTCTGGAGTTTACAGGTGTAGCCGAGGCCGACAGTGACCTTAGATGCAGGCGCTGCCAAGGTGAATTCGCCATTCACAGGCATCACAAACGCCGGGATCACAACGCCATCAGCAAGTCCGGTCACAGTCATCCCGGCCAGATGATCAGCCCCAGTGAAGTTGGTCGCGGGCGGACCTTCATAGCCGAGTCCAGCATCCACACACCAAGCGTCTTCAACGCCTTGAGGAAATGCCCGTTCCGCAAATCGCTCAATGTATTGAACTACGTTTCCATTGATAGTGCGCTCAACTACGGTGTAGACTGCATCGACAGTCCCGGCATGATCAGTTGGTTCGGTCACTGACGCAACAGAGTTAAACGCCCCGTTGGTGACGTAATGCGACCATCCGACAAATTCCTGTTCTTTAAGGAATGTCAGGATAAGTAGAGTTCCGTCGTTGCGGATCGCGTTGACGTTGTAGAAGGGCTGCTCTGCCCAACACCATTCGTCGATGGTATAGCTATAGAACAGGTGGCTGGCGATGGTCGAGATATCGGTTCCGGTGAAGGTATTGAAGTAGATATTAAAGGCAAGGTCGCGGATGGCCGAGCCTTTAGACTGAACATAAAGTATATCGTAGTTTGCCACAATCGGCGGAACATCGCTGGCTCCAACGAAGGATTGGGGATTGGCCACAATCGAAGACGGGGTCAAGGCAGCACCAGCCGTGCCACCATTTACAACCCAAGAGGCTTTGTCAGTGAGAACAAGCATACCTGAGTTGGACGGGATGACAGCTTTGATGTTATTCAAAGTGCCAGAGACAAGCGTTGCTGAAATTGAATCATCCGCGCGGGTCGGTTGAGAGATATCAAAGTTGAAATAGGACCCTGGACGGGAGAGATAGAAAGTCTGTGGCGCGCCAAGGAGCCCACCAAGGAACAACCGCTGCTGAACAAATCCCGGGACGGTAGGAACGCCATTCGACGTTGCGCCAAGGTAGGCAGTTGCAGTCGCCGCGCCTGAGGAGAAGATAACGCTCGGAGCGGAGCCAAAGCCTGCGCCAGCACCAGTCACAACAACCTGACCAACACCCCACGTCGCGGAGATTTGAGCACCTGTGCCGCTGCCTGAGGTTGAGATTTGGTTGAATGGATTCGTAGGGACCGAGCCGGAAGAGATGTATCCGGGGGATTGGACAGACCAAGCGGTGATCACGCCAGCAGCCACGTTGATTACTAGCATAACAAGGCTACTGCCGAAGTTGACTGTGTCGCCAATAGCAAAGCCAGCGCCGCCCGCCGAGATTGTTGGCGCACCCTGAACCTGCAAGACCGCAATCGCAGTCGCAGCAATAGTTGGCGATCCGCCGAAAGACACAGTCGGAACGGTGGTGTACGTTCCTGCCGCGGTCACAGTGACATGGTCAATACCAGAGCCAACAAATGGGTTTTTAGATATCGGCGGGGTTTGGGTGAAGTCTGCTGCGATATTAGAGTCGATGAAGTTGACGTCTTTACAGGTGCCAACGAATCCATACTGAACGCCAACAGGGAGGACGCCAAAGTACGAAACTTGAGTCTTATAAACATTGTACGCGACAGCACCTTGAACCGCCGTCCAAGAAACTTTGACTGTACCTGAGACTGTGCGCATATCTAAAGCATACAGCGAGACAGGATTGGACATAGAAGATTCTTGCCCATTAGTCCCGATCGAAGTTACTCCGTAAGAATAATTTGTCGCTATTGCGCCGGGAACAGGAATAAATGATCCTGCTGCAGTTGGCGTTCCAGGCGCGGAGATTGTCGCGCCGATCACCATCGGAACCAGTGTCCAATTAATTGCGGAGATTAGGGTCAGGACATACGGAGAATGATTCGGATGGCACAAGACCATCTGATTGACAGACTGCGCGAATTTAATCAATCGTAGATTATCGGCACTGATATATGGCGAGGTAATGGTGTAGACTCGGGAAGTTGTGCCGCCCGAAGTATAGGTGCCATAGCCAGTAGAATTAATCGAGGCTCCATTAAGATCACCAAGGGTGACATTATTACCAGCGACCGCAAGTATAGAGAAATATTTTTGATTTAGCTGAGTCATTCCTCCAACAGATTGAACATAAATCCAGTCACCAACGGAATAGGTATGGCCGGGGATGGTGAGGACGCAAGGATTGGCTTTTGTCGCAGCAGTTATGGCAATTGCAGTTTCGATAACTGGCGAGCCATGAAAGAAGAAGCGAATATATCCATTGCCAAACTCAAGAACATAACCAACACCAAAGCTGGCTTGAAAAGTGATAAGGCGGACTGGTGTGGAGGATTTGTAGGCTTGAAGGATATACTGTGTGCCGGGTCGGGTTGATGCTCCACCGCGATAATCTACAAAGAAATTTTCAAGTAGTGCCGCGCCAGCTTTGTACTTAGCAAGGTCCACACGGGCATAGAGGTTTGGCGACCATTCGCCGGAGTTGAAGCTGGCCTGTGCAACGAGATTAGGCATTTAGATTTTCCTTAGGCAGAGAACATCGGCCAAGTTGCACCCCAATCGAAGGACCAACCATTCTGGGTGTAAACGTCGAACATGGCAGAGCCTCGGGTGCGAATCCAATCCGGGGTTACGTCATTGATAGTCAGGCCTTCATTACCATCATCCGACCGGGCTTCCATGATTTTCTGGTTGGCGAGTTCGACTGCCATCTTGGCGAGGGTTTTATCGCCGGCAAGCGGAATGCAGATGGCTGCTCCAAGCACCGCCGCAAGAGCCTCCTGAAAAGAATCGTCCATGACGTTGATATCAGTAACGTCTTGGCAATAGACGAGAGTGGCTTGGCTTTGGTCGGTCAGGATTACCCGTTGCGGACTGGCAGAGTCATAGGTGAGATCGAAGGTTGCCCCAGAACCTGAACCATCAGTAGAATCTTGAGCTTGCGGATTGCTCTGCGGGGCGAAATAACTGCCACCTTTGGATGTGGCTGACCCAGCGATTTGGTTTACTACAGTAACCGAGGTGATCGCTGACCCACTGACAGCCGCAACTTGAAGCTGTGCTGGGGCACCGATGGGCGCAGAACCTTGTTGGGTGCCGGGGAGGGTGATGATATCGCCAACAGCATAACCAGTTCCACCCGACACAACAGTCGCAGATACAACCGGGCGAAAGGTGTCGGTTTGGACGGTGAATCTAACCGGCGGGCCTGCGGGGATGCCAACGCCAAAGCCGATCTGTGCAATCGGCGGAATCCACGCAGCGTAAACGCAATCGACTGGGTATTGATACTCATAACTCCACGGCGGTGACGGCAGACCAGCGGCCCAAGTCTGGCCTACCGAAACCTGAGATGAGTTTTCCATCGTCCCTGGGAGGGATGTGATATACACCAGATTCGCCGTTTTCAGCACACAATTCCACGGGGCCATGCGGATCAATCGCCTGCGAATTACATCGTAGACAAGGTTGATCTGAATCGCTTCATTCGTGGTATTGTTTGCAAGCTCTGCATCGGTAACCGTAGTACGGGTGCCGATAACTTGCAGTGCGCGATTAGCGATATCGGTGGGAGTGGTCATTACTTCTGCGCCTTAGCTGCACGAGTCGTGACGATATCCTTATAGGCGCTCAGGGTCGACGCCTGCTGGACAATCAAGTCCTGATCCTCCGCAGGAAGCTTCCGAAACTTCTCGTCCTGCGTAAATTTGATCAGATCGTCGAGTCGCTCTGCGGCCCATTCCAGTTCGGATTTGAAATCTTCGTCCATTATCGCTGACCTTGTGTTCCAGAATTTCCATGATTGGTGCCGCCAAGTCCCGGACCCTGCCGGGTCTGCGACGTCGGACCTTTCGGCGGATCATAGGGCAAATCCTTCTTCTCGGGCTTGCCGCCATCATGTGTGCCAAGTTTGCTCATGTTAACCTCGCTGAGAGCCAGATTTGTGGACTGTGGTTGTGGCCTTAGGGGCTTCGAAGCCTCGGCCGTTGTACATAGGTTCATTCTCGCAGCGGACCTGCTGAAGGCCGATGCCAGAAACTGCGCCGACGTTTACGCCGTAGCTGCGAGGTTCGACCTTAGTCTGACCCCGCGAAGAATTGCCAGAACCCTGTTTCATTTTGGACCTCCTAGTGCTCGAGTGTGATCCCAACGATTAGTCGGGTCTTTAGCCATTTCACGGCGAACTTTTTCGAAGGTTCCGCCGTCGGTATGGGCTTCTTCAAGGAGTTGACGATAACGGTCGTCGACTCGCTCAAGTTCGCGTTGAACATGAACCGGTACGTCATGCCCAAGTTCACGATACATATTAGCAATGTCATGTACATCATGCATATACATGACAAATCGACGCATCTTTTCTTGTACTTCGGATTCAGCATCGCGAACAGCAACCATGAGCTCAGTCATCTGCTGACGCATAGTTTTGATATCTCTAGCAATTTGATTTAGAGCATCATTGTCTGTCAGCATTTTTAATATCCTACACATTCGAATTGGATCACGTCAGCATTGGCGACGTTTGTCGTGCGCACAGTCATGACCGCCGTCGTCGTGCTGTCGCCGGTCTGCTGGAATACAACGCCAGCCGTAGTGCGATCACCCATATGACAGACCCATCCATTCGCCGATGCTGTCAGTCCAGAGATCGTGTACGTCTGACCAGCTACGCAAGCGGCTGTCGCTGTGAACTTCCCAGTCGTCGGGCCACCGACTTGCGTCCCAAGCGTACAAGTGCCCGAGCCGGTAATAGTCGGAGTGCTGCCGGTGATATAAACCCCCGGCGTCTTGAACGGCACTAGAGACTGCGTATAGGTCTTATAGAAATTGAATGCGTTGGTGCCGCCGGCATAGAATTCAATATGCCCGACAACGGTCCCCAAGACTGCACTATCGACAACACCAGAAAAATACGCCGCTGTCTGGTATGCCGAGCCGTCGTACCCTTGGAAATTGAATGTCCCGAGAACATCGTTTGCAGAAACAATCGCGCCATTACGCTGCTTCTGATAAATGAAATACGGACCGTTACCATCGTTCGTTTTGTTCTCGACAGAAATCTGTGGAGTAAACGCAGTTGTCGACGAGCATGATAATATCGGAGACGTACTGATGCTACAAAGAGTCGTCTTCGGTCCAGTGCCGCCACCGACAACAATCGCATTGGCCGTCAACGCCGAAGGGGCGACAAGGACGCCGCCAGCCGAATTTGTTGCATTGGCGAGCGCTGTTGCGACGCCTGTGCCGAGCCCGGTAATCGAATCCACTGCCGGAGTCACCGTGACGTTCGAAACAGCCGTCGCCAGACCCTTGGCGTTGACCACAATCTGAGGAACCTGCGTCGCCGATCCCCACGTGCCGACGTTGCTATTGACCGTCGCCAGCGTCAGGGCGAGCGAGCCGGCGCTGTTAGTCACGTCACCGGTGTGCGCAGGCTCCTGCGCGGCTTGCAACGTTCCAGACAAGTCCGTCGTCGGAACAGATGCGCTTGCCGTCGCCGCACTTGCGCCATTACCCTTCACATAGCCCGTCAGGGTGGCGAAGGTCGGAACCGTGTTGAAAGTGTTTCCGACTTGCAGTTGCGTGTTGGTGCCGCCGTCCAGAAGCACGCTGATCGTTCCGGCCGCCATATAGCCGCCGCGAATGATATTCCCGGTCGCGCCAGCATCTACGAGCAACGAGTACGGCTGGCCAGCGCTCGTCACGACATTGTTGGCGAGCGTGTTGTTTGTTGCATATTGCGTCAACTGGATGCAGGACGCCGCAGCCGCCGCCGCGTTGCATGACACAATATTATTGTCAGAAATGACGTTACCGGACGATGATCCGGCATTTTCGGACGTAACAATAATAGCAGCGCGCCCGATGCTCCCGAACGTGTTCCCGGTCACGACGTTGTTGCTAGCGTCGGAAAGATAGATGCCGTGGTAGTTTGCAACCGTGTTGACGCTGTTGCCGGCGACCTCGACCTTGCGGACGAGGCCATAGGTCGCGCCGCCGCCTGACACACCGTTCCAACCTCCTTGCAGCCAGATGCCTGCGCCAGGGAAGTTGTTGACGACGTTACCCCTGATCGAGCCGCGCTGCGTCGTGGCGGCGGTCAGGTCTGTGTTGAAACCGCTTACGAGGATACCATAGTTGGCGAGTCCCAAGCCGTCACAGAAGTTTCCTGAAATATTAAAATCGCTCGACCCGCCCCATTGGTCGATGCAGGCGTTGATGGTCCCGTAAATCTTGTTGTTGCGGACGTAATATTCCTTCGAGGCGACGAAGGCCGTGCCGTCGTCGAGCAGCTGTCCAGCAGCCGATCTGATCTCGACATTGTAGACGCCAGCGCGCGTGACCTTGTAGAAGCCGAGCGCATGGATATGCGCGCCCGTCGTCGGTCCGGACGTGTTGTCGATTGCCAGGTCGTGGATATAAATATCGGTGTTTCCGGCCGTATAATCTATGTTGCGGAAAACATGACGCAACGTACCAAACACAACCGATGTATCTGGAGTAAGCGTGGAACTAACCTTAAATACTGTGCAGGGACCGAGTCCTGAAATATCAGTTGTCGATGGAACTTGAATGGGAATATCAATTAAATATGTTCCGCATGGAGCCCAAACTTTTCTATTTGCAGAAATAGCAGCATTGATTGCAGACCCGGAAGGAAGTACACCTGTAGGATCAGCGCCGTAAGCTAGAATCGAAACTCCGAGATTTACAGTATTATTCTGAACGAACTTAGTGGAAGCGCAGGCATTAGTTGCATCCCCTATAGGTCTAGTTGCACAAGTTGTATTCTGAGCCTGCGCTCCAAACGAGAGCATCCAAAGGATGAATGCAAATATGTATGTCATATGTTACTATCCATCACTGTCAGAGGATTGGTCGCACCAGCGCCCGTCGCAGCAAATGCTTGATAGGCACCTTGACATTCACCCTCAATCACAAGGGTTCCACCATTGCCATAAACACGGAAGCATCCGCCGAGTGCAGCGTTTGTCGGAGTTAGGGCTACGTTGGAGCCTGTATTTTGAACATTCGCCGGGGCAACGAAGATATCACTTGTCCCGGGATTGTGGAACAAGAGCTTAGTACGAAAGGCATTGGCCGGAGCCACTGTGATCGGTGCCAATTCGCTGATGTTGTTGTAGGAGTAGACCTTACCCCCACTGGCCGACGCAAAGGCCAATGGCGATCCGGGGCCAGTGGAGATAAGTCCCATGATTAAGCTCTCCGTTCGATTTTCTGGTTGGACTCAACCAGCTTACCGATCACCGAGACAAGGTCTGCAAGGCCGGGAATCTCGGCAGGCTTTGAACGAAGCTCATCCATATCTGCCTGAAACTTGTCGATCAGCGACTGAGAATAGTCGCCAGCCATGTTCTCAGGTTTAGCCTTCCAGCGATTCTCGAAGGTCGCGGAGATTTCTCGGGCCTCGTCATCGACAGGGAGCATATCTGGCGTGGGGTCGCCAATGAAGACGATATCATTCTTCTCGCCCTTGCCTGCATGGCAGACAATGATTTCGCCGTCCTCATTATCTTTATTCCCCCAACGATTGGTCCAGCAACTAGGGTCGCGGATATCGAGAAGGCGAGGGACCGGGAACTGAACACGCTTTGGGCGACCAGTCTGCCGGTCGTTTTCAGTGTATTCCCACGTCTCACCTTCAACGTTGAGATAGTGGGGAGTCATCAGCTTCCATCTCGCCATGTCAGTTCTCCTGCCATTCCATGGTGATTGCAAGGACGCCAGACGAGACACTGACGCCATTGAGATTGACACACAGCTGCTGGCTGGAACCTTTGAGAAGGTCGAGGCCCTTGCTGAACATGTCGTTGCCGGTGCCATAGGTCCGCTCTACATCGACCCTGCCTGAGCAAGGGCTGCGCCGGTGAAGGCGAGCCCTGCCAAGGTTCCAAGGATAAGCTTGCGAATCATGGCAGGGACTCCTTTAGTTGTCAACCGTGAGGCCAGCCGGATAACCAGAATAGGCACCGCCAGTACCCATGATCTGATCATCGCGATCAAGGACGATGTTGCATTCGATCGTGCCTGTGGAGTGGGTGCCGACTGAGATGAAGTTCAGCTTGAGGAAACGCGGCAGAGCCTGTCCAAATACAACGCGGGGAACGTCGATGTTGGCAAGCTGGGCACCAGCCACCAGCGAAGCCTCAGCAATTGCTGCCGACGTCCACATCGTGGTGTAAGAACCCGGAGCACCGGAACCGTTGTCGGGCGCACCCTGCAACTGAAGCTGGAGGCTGGTGCCGGCGGTGAAAGCAGCGATTACCATCGCCGAGAACTTAAGCGACGGGTCATCGCCGACGCCGAGGTCACGGGCGCCGCCGCCATTCGCAGACGAGGGCAGACCCGAAACGCCGAGGTCGATGATATTCGACGCAGCCTGAGTGCCAGTCGTAGGAGCATCGGTCTGGGCACCGGAGGTGATGCCACCCGTTGCGCCATTCGACGTGCCGGTGAAAGTGAGGAGACCATCCAAAATCATGATAAAGTTCCTTTCGATGAGGTTTAGGGAGGTGGCCTAAGACTAGGTCACCTGAGCCTCATTATTCAAGATTGCGTCACACGTACGAACCGGGATGCCGCGGAAGGTAGTGACGACCTTGCCATCGAACTCTTCAAGACGGAGCAAGACGTTGGTCTTGTTCATTGCTTGAAGGTCAAGGTAGGTGCGAACCACACGATTGCAGTAGATCACCGTCCGACCCATGTTGGCGCGAACCGCAGGAGTGTCGGAAGACTGGATTGCCGTGGCACCAGACGGGGCAGTCGGCAAGCGATACAAGGCGCGGACCAGAAGATTGATCAGGTTCGCAGCCGAGACGCCAGTCAGCTGGGCCACGTCGATGTTCGCGATGCGTGCAACATAGCGCCAATCGCGGAGGACGAGGCCGATTTCCCACTTGAAATGATCGCGATAGGCCTGATAGGTATTGCCTGCCGCGTCCTGAACTGGCCATTCGCCCATGTCGCGATGCTGGAGGCCAGTCATCTTGCCTTTGGGGAAGGTACCATGGAGGGTGTCGTCGCCCCAAACTGGAATCCAGATCGAGGTATTGGTTGAGGAGGTTCCGCCGCCGTCGAGAACGTTTGCAGCCGTCGCAGAGTTCGACGTGTTCTTCGTCGAATAGCGCGGGGCAAGGCCGGTGAAGCGCTCGGGGTTGGTGTGCTGGTTGCCGTAGATCAACGTGGCCGCAACCTGCTGACTCATGCCCTCAAGGAAGGCGCGAACCTCGGACAGGCGGAAGTCAGCGGTGTTGCCGTTAAGGTCCGCGATATCCTTGTCGATAACCGCGTAGGTTTCGAGGTTGCCGCAGGTGTCGACGATCTGTGCAGTCGTGGACTTGGCATTGGGGACGCCAGCGTTGAGCAGACGCCACGTAGCCTGCGGAAGGCCGGTGCGGATCGTGGTCTTGTGGCCGGTCGGCAGATTGCCTTCCATCACAAGCATGTCGTCGAGGATTTCATTGGTCTGCGAAAGAATTTCGATGATGTTTGCGACCTTGTAGTTGTCGTCCATCCGCTTCGACCAGTCGGCGTAGGTGATGGCCAGATTTCCAATAGTAGCCATTTCTAGAGTTCCTTAGGTTTGGGTTCAGTCGGCTGATCTGACCATCGGTGTTCATCCCTCAAGGGGCTCAGCGTGACGGAAGGTTGGGGTACATGGACTGTGCTGCACTCGGACGGGATGCAACTCCCGTCTTGCTTTGGCCCTCGGCCGATGGGCCTTTGCCAGAGACATGGGTGCCTTCGCCAATGAGAGAGGCAAGGGAATACATGGCTTTGATGATAGCGGGGTGGTCACCTGCACCAGTCAAATCCATTGCAGATTTGAAGTTATCGCGGACTTCAGTCGGCAAGCGATCAAGAGCCCGGCTAATGTCAACCTTTACAGCGTCAAGCTTCCCGCCAATATCTTTATCGGCTTTAAGTTCCTCGCGCCACTGAGTGCGCATGGTTTCCATGAAACCTTCGTTCTCGGAGTTGATCTTTCCGATCTGCTCCGAATAGAAACTCACGAGTCGCTGGGCCTGATCTTGGCTGAGCCCAAGTTCTCGGAAGATGGGGGTTGCAGATTCAATGGTGGCTGTGTCGAGAGTATGTCCTTCGGGGACGGTGAAATCGGTGTAGGTTGCTGGGGCACCAGATTCGGGTTTGGGCTCTGCGGGAGGTTCATTGGCAGGAGGGGCTGCACTTTGGTCAATGATCTCTCCTGTTTCGGTCCTCGATGCTGGATCATTCGCCAGTGGAGGATTCGTCGTCGGATTCGTTTGGGTTTCCATCGTCATCGATTCGCTCATTTACTTGCTCCTCTATGTTGGCTTCTTTCATCATTTCGATGAAGTAATTTGGGCAGTTACTCACAATGTCGTTGTACACTTTAAGTCCAATGTTACGCTCACCTTTACTATATGCTTCCACAAGTGCATCACCTGTGAATGGGTCTGCAAAGATGTGGCATCCAGCGAGGAAATCGTGGAACCACACTCGACCAGCCGGTGTGGACATAGCTACGACGAGGAAGTTGATACGGTTGGTTTCTCGAAGCTTCGCAGCTTTTTCATATCGGCGGATTTCCTTGCGTTCGCTGGCGTTACGCACCTACGCCTCCCGACATTTGCTGGAGGGGACTGGCTCCGCCGCTGTCGGCCTGTGCCAAAGTCTTGGCGCCGCGGGCAAGCTGTTCGGCAATCTGCGCCTGTTGGGCTGCCTGCTCCTGATGGGCCCGATCCTCACGGATTTTAGCGACTTCATCCGCAGTTCTCATCATCTTAGGATCATTGTTCAGTAGTGCGGAGTATTTGTCAAGGGCGTAGTCGAAGTTGATCTTATCGGTGGAACCAGGGATAACACCGGCCATATTGCCAGCAAGGGACAGGACGCGTTCGATCGATCCAGCCTTGGTGGCTTGTTGGGCCTGAGCAAGCATCGAGACGAAGTCGATGGTCATCATCTGGTTCTGGATTTCGGGTGGGGGAGGAGGGATAATGCCTGCCCGATTCGCCACCGCAAAGACGCGTTCGAGGATAGGCCGAAGAACTTCGTTGTCGATTCTTTCTAATGCCGGTCCGAGCATAACCAAAGACTCGGATTTGCGGAGGTCCCATTCGACAGCGGTGACGTTGGACCGTGTTTCATACTGCGATGCTGTACGAAGTACATCATTGAAGAAAATCTCCGCGAGCCGACCTTTGACTTCTTCGAGGTCAGCGGTGATTTCTTGAACTGGGAACTTAGTGTCATAGACGCTGGCGAAGCCGGGTTTGCCAGAGGCCGAGTAGCCGGTAACGAAGGTGATGCCGCCGGGGGTAAGGTTGGCTGGCTGGTTCTTAAGTTGAACGTCGGCGACAAGCGGCGGGTTGACCATCTTGTCGATGGCTTGGGCCTTGCGGCGAGTCTCTAGCTGAACTTGCTTCTGGTCAGGGAGGCCGTCCATCCCCGGGGAACGGCCGTAGGGATCGTTAGAGACAATGTCCCAGCGCCCAACGATTGCCATCTGCTCTTCATATCCACGACGCCGGAGAAAGCCGGGAGGGCTAGCGCTGCCACCTTGGGGGGAAGCAGAGCCGCCCCACTCCCAGTAGCATTCGCGGAACTTGAAGCGTTCGAGGATTCCGAACTCTTTGGCGCGGCCATCGGTGTTGGGTTCAATTCCATGGGCGACGATGATTTCACGGGAGAGACCGGAGCCAGTAGGGTCATCGTAGAGTTTCTGAACGGCCTCAGAGCAATTCTCGTAGCCAAACTCCCGGACTACGGCCATCACGGTCATAGTGAATTCGCGGTAGAAGATTGTCGGGCGATACTTGTGGTCGATATCGACGTAGTATTCGCCGAGGCAAGGATTGACGCAGTTAACGACATTGTCGAAGTCTTCATAGACGAGGATTGAGGCTGTGCCGAAGACAACGAGGTCGTAGTAGAAGGTGGCGATAGAATTGTAGAAGTTTGATTCAGAGAAGATCAGATACATGATCCGCTCAACCTCAGCAAGCCATTGACTGGCAGGCGAGGTTTCGGTCGAATCGATATAGCCAATTCGCAGTCGGAACCAGAGGCTTGTTGGGGAGGACTTGCCGGAGACTAGGCCGGAGGCGAGATTGCGGGCGTAGGTGCAGCCAGTTGAATCGAGGATATATTGGTTAATTGGCGATCCCCGAGACATTTGGTTCGGAGTGATCAGCCACTTATATCGCCGAGGAAGGAAGTAGTCTGCGAGTTCCTTCCAATGGACCCACCAAGAATAGCGATTGGTCCGCAGGCCCATAAGGCGGCCGTCGACATATCGGCGATAGGCGTAGGTCTTGGTGGGAGAGTCAGTCACGGCTTAGCCTTAGGCTCTGGGGATTTGGCATTGGCATCGGCCTGCTGGTTGAGTTTGGGATCGGATTGTACCAATCGCCCGTTTTCATGCATCATCGCCGCAGCCATCATCGACCATTGCGGATCGGGCATCGGGAGGGTCCGCTTAGCAGGGGCTTGGGCGAAAGGTACAACGATGGCCATGGATTAGCTCCCAAGCAAGGTCTTGCCGCCTGCGGTTGCGCCAGCAGCAGGAGCGGCAGCTGCCGAGGAAAGGAAGGTCGGCTGAGCGGTGGGCTTGTTAGTATTGGGAGTGTCCGTTGGGTTTTGCTGCGGGGCAGGCTGTGCTGGAGGAGCCTGCGGAGTCTGGCCCTGACCACCACCGAAAAGGAATTTGCCGATTGCTTTGAATGCGCTAGACATGGGTTGGCTCCTAAGCTTGCATACGTTCTTGGGCGTATGGGTCCCACTCGGACACATGGAGATTGGGCTGAGGAAGATCACCACCAGCATATGCCGATCGTGACAGAGGATGCGCGAAAGTCAATACCAAAGCGTCGATATCGTCGAGAGAGATACCTTGGCCGTCTTCATCGACGAGGTCCTCTTTCCGCTCAAGTATGATCTCGTCCTTGGCGTTGAAGGTATAGCGGATCGCCATCATTTGGCGTTTGAGGTCGGGGTCAGGCGGGAGGGCCCCAGTTTCAAGCCAAGCTCGGCAAGCACCATACATGGCAGCGCGGTTGTTGGCGTACTTCTCGCCAGTGTTGCCCCAGATGGTGTTGTGTATAACGTCTTTGCCGCCGAATTGGACTTCGTAGCAAAAGAGTCGGCCAGCGCGGACTTGATCGACCACGCCACCGCCCACACCACCACCGTCGATCATGATTCCATCGGCATGGTATTGGTTATTGATGTTGACGACTTCGCTGGCGAGTTGGGTTGTGGAATAGCCGTTATAGCGGAAGCGATCAATGGTACGTGCGTCGCGGCCCTTGCGGGGGAAGATGACAGAGGAGTTCATGCCGAAACGGGCGACGTCAACGCCAAGGGCGAGGGGCTCGACTCGATCGACGAAGACTTCGCGGGACATGGCTTCGTCAATGGCGGCTGCGGAGAAGAATTCCATCAGGCCCTTGCGGGGGAACTCGCCTAATACACGAACGCGAACAAAGTCGGAGTCCAAGCCGTACGCATCAATCCATCCCTGTAGACGCTTTTTGTTAGTGATCCGAACGGTCCGAGAATCGATTTGTAGATGATGCCATTGGTCGGCGAACTTGCCACCGGGAAAACAGTCCCGGAATCGACCGATGTTTCTAGTGGGATTGCCAAAAGCAAGCCAAATAATTTCAGTGTCGGCATCGGTAAGTGCGCCTTCTGCTGTTTCCCAGATTATGTCTGGAATTTCGGAAGCTTCGTCAAAGATCAGGAGTAGACGTTTGCCTTTGTTGTGGAGGCCCGCGAACGCCGCCGGATTTTTCTCGGACCATGGGATCATGTCGATACGCCAAGTGCGCTCGCGATTGGGGTCTTTGGAGAAGAGGCCTGTGGCGGTGAGGGTGTAGTGTTCGCGGGCGAAGAAACAAAGGTTGAACCACTTGCCGAGTTCGGCCCATGTTTTGGTTTTAAGCTGGGTCTCAGTGTTAGCGGTGATCACGCCACGGGTGTCGGGGAATGTGCAAAAGGCCCAGAGGGTTAGCTGGGCGACGGTTGCGGACTTGGCGATACCGTGGCCGGAAGCGATGGCTTCTTGAATGGCGGTGTTTATGTCGACAAGGCCATCGCGGATTCGGTTCATTAGGTCCGCGGCCCATTGTTCCGGGCCGGTGGAGTTTTCGAGAACTGTGCCGGGCTCGTTCCATGGGAAAGCACCCATCACAAAGGCGAGAGGATCGCCTTTGACAGAAGCCAGCCATGCAAAGAGTTTATCGTCGTTCAAGAATCTATTCCTATAATTTAAGCCGCGAGGATGATGAGACGCTTCATCAGCCTCTCCTGTACCATTTCGTGCCGGCGCCCCTGCACTGGAACGATGCAAAGCCGCCTGCGCTCAGTGTCGTTGGGGGATTGCCGACCGTCCCGGCAGTTGCGTTAACGGTCAGAGCCGTTAACGTTTGCGTTGTGCTGATCGTCGAGATTTTACCGTCATAGAGCACACTGCAAGTCGGCAGAACCACTGTCAGCGTTGCCAGCGTTCCAGATGGTTCAATGATGGCGTTATCCTTCTGATCGGTAATCGTCAGCGTCGCCCCGGAGGTCGCAAGGCCAGTTCCGAAATACAGATACGCCGTGGATTGCGGCGGTAAGGCAAACTGAAGCGCCTTCACTGCCGACCCAAAGTTCAGCACTTGATAAGGAGACCCACTGTTATCCAGCAGCCCAAAGTTGAAATACGAATTACTTGTGCCTGTCGTACCAGTAAGGCGACAGCCAGCGCTCGCCGACACATTGTTGTTCAGGCATTTAAAAGTTGTCCATGCGTCCTGATTAACGTGCAGCCCAGCATCACCACCATCTGTGAGAGGGTTATAAACGCCAAACCCTCCTTTTGGGCTTGTCCAACTGAGCGAGTTGGCAGCATCGTTATACCAAGGCGTTGAAGTCACGTAGGCAAAGTTGAACCCGGAGACGGAGGTTTTTACTGCGCCAGAAGTTGTTTCAACGCAATAAGAGGCTCGGGCGGCTCCACCATATTCTTCGCAAACGACGTTAGAGTAAATCGCATTTTGGCTTGTCGATCCAACCTTGATGACCGGCGCAGAGCCAGAACCAGCAAGGGAAGTCGAGAAAAACACAATATTGTTCAATTGTGTATTTCTGCCACCATCGTAGAGCCCGGATGACTGACTGGCCCCAATACGAGAATTGGAGATTTGTACACCACGCGTCTCAGACGCGCCAGTATCAGGGCCAATGTAAACGGCATAATCATCGGCAGTTCCAACAGAACCAGATAGATTGTTCATGTCGCTTCCGACAAACTTTAAGTCTGAGCCTGCCTCGATAGATATTGCGCGTCTCAAGAAGCCCTCTGCTTCAAGATCGAACCAGTTTATGAAGTTCGGGTAATAAGATGCCGATGCAGCGGTGTTGATGATCCGTAGACCATACTTCATGCGAAGCAATCGCACAGTCGCGCCAACGGACGTATTTACAAAGCCGTCCATCAAAATGCCTGTCGTATTTGCTCCCCATGCGCCATTCATGACGACGTTATACAGAGACAATACGTCGGAGCGTTTAGTCCCATCACCCGGCGCATGCCAGTAGATACCGTAATCGGACGAGGCTTGATTTATCGTAATATCTACGTCTCGCAGCGTGACCCCATTTGTTCCATTGCCAGTCGTGGCGTCGTTATCGACGCCACGAATCATGTTTTCTAGGTCAACATTTTGAAGTGTTATATTGTAGGCATTCTGAATGTGAACGCCTGCACCTGCCGTCTTCGCGCCATTGCCCCAAATGCCAAGATTGGTAATGCGATTATCTCGAATCTGCGAGCCTGACGACTGCCCAATCTGGATACAATCCGCCGACCCGTTGGCGCAGCTTATGTAACTTCCCTGTTTGCTATCGCCGTTCAGAGACACAAAGGACTTGTTGAGGACCAGCGTCCCGGTCAGCTTGTACGGAGAACTCACCGCAGGGAAATAGACGATCGCCCCACCATAGGACGCGCTCGCGGTCGAGCCTGCCGCATTGATCGCCGCCTGAGCGCATGTCGAAATATCAGTGACGATGGCCGTAGGCGGACAGAACTGCCTTATGTCGATGCCAGAAGTCGAGAATGTCGCAAGCCAACATTTGCCATCTGAAGTTGGGACTTGCGATCCACCGTCACCTGCACCAGAATTCAGTGAGCAAGCCGAATTGCTGCTGGTATAAAGAAGTGGAGGCGCGTCGCCAGCATTCGCATAACCTAAGCGAATCACTGCGGAGATGATAGACGAAAGGGCTGATAGCTGGGTATTGTTATCGGCTGCAATATTAGTAAAACTAGTGGTGTTGCTGCCGAGGTTTCGCCAAATATTATTCCGTTGATCAAATTGAACAGTGAATCCTGTATTTCCGCCACAGTTGGTGGGAATCGAAGTGTCGAGGTCAGAGCCGTCAGTAGAAGTAACTGCGATTGTAGATGCAGTTGCACCACAGTTAAAAGATAGAACTTGACCTTCAAATGCCGGATTGGGAAGTTGGATTGTCCATGTTCCAGTGACTGCACTGGTCAGATATATATTTAGATTGGTTGGGTGATTAGGTTGGGGTGGAATTTTGGTTGTGACATTGGTTCCCCCAACTTGAGAGATATAGCCAGTCGCGTATATTGGCGAATTGATTGTGCCCGCGGGAGTTTGGGCCAGCGCAGGGCTGACAATGGCTGCGGCAATCCACCAAGCGGCGGTCCAGCGAAGGTAGGTTGAGGATTTTATTGACGTGTTCCTTCTAATGAAAAGACCCCAGAGACTACAAGCAACGTGAAAGCCAAAACACATTACGAATCTCTGGGGCCATCAGCGTCGAGAGAGACCGCCGCTGATCTTGGTTTAGTCTTCGAGGCGATTGGCGTCGATTATTCGAGCTGACCGGGCGATGGCGACTTCGAGTCGGGCTGCGAAGTCGATGTTGATGTTTTCTTTGGTGGACTTGCGATGGTATTCAGTGCGATCGGCCATTGAGTCGAAGACCTTGAGGGCGAACTCGGGTTTACATTCTTCGTCCTCGAGGGCATCTTCTATGATGCGAAGGCCTTTTACACGGATGCGGTGCATGTACTCGTAAGTCGCGTCGCGAGACTTGCGCCATTCATCGTGATCATCGGCCCGATAACGCTCGACAAGTTCCATCATCGCCGGGGAGTTACGGAGAGTCGAGACTCGATTGATCGCGTAGCCAGTTTCAGCGGCGACCTCGGCATTAGACAAGCCTGAAACGAAGAGCCGCGCCATGATATGATGCTGATCGCGGAGCTTGGCAATTCGCATACGGGCCGAGGGCTGACGCAGAGACTCGAGATCTGCACGGGTCATCGGGCGGACGTCTCGGATTACTGGGGACCTAGGATTACGCTGAATGTTCATATCCGTCGCTCCATAGTCCGGGTCAAGACCGGAACGAAGTCTCGGTTGTGGCGCGGACGGTGCTCGGCGAGCAAAGCATGGTATGTGGTTTCGATCTGATCTGGGTGGACCGCGCGGATCAAGACTTGGTCGAAGGTAATCCGCGGCATCCACGATGGCAGATTCTTCGAGCGAAGGTTTGAGATAGTCCCCAGCATCGCCCGCGAGGCTTTGCCAATATACACGACTTCGCCGCGGTAGAGCAGGATAAAAATCCCGCCGCGGAGGCAATCGGAGATATCGGCAAAATCCTCGATTTTCATTCTGCCACTATGACAGATTCGCAGGGAATGTCAAGAGGGTGGGAAAGGGAAGGTTTCAAAAATTAATTTCGGGGAATGAGGGGAGGCCAAAACTCAAAAATTAAATTTTTGCTGAGAGGTCCGTTTTCAAAATTAATTTCGGTTTGGGAGGTCCTCTGCGCCCGGCCGAGGGACAAAATTTTGGGCCACCCCACACCGGGCGGCCCAATCATGAGAAGGTTTGGATGATGATTATTCAGGCTTGGCAGGCCGGGCGGGTTGCGCCGGACGATCTAGGTAAGTTAGCTCTTCGCCTTCCTTACGGGGAGCAATGAACATGGTTGCTTCCCATTGCGCGTTGCAGCGATCGCAATAGACGATCATGGTTTGCTTGTGCTCAGTGTGGTAGAGCAGGCGATGATTGCACATGGTTGCCTCCAAATGAAATGGGCGAGGATTGCGCCCCGCCCATTGTCTAGCATGGTTTATGGGATTGTGTCAACGCTTGCCAATGAAGTCGGCGAGGGAGACAGCGGCGGATGGCTTGCGCGGCTTGTCGGCGGGGGCGATGGCAAGGGAGAGTTTGCCAAAGCGATAACCGAACACGACCTTTTCGGAGTCAAGCGGGTCAATGGCGGTGGTCATGGCGCGTTCGAAGGCTTCGCGCAGGGCGTTGGCGTGGCGCGCGGCGTCGCGATAAGCATCGTATGCCTTGCGCAGATCGGGCGAGAGGGTGGAAGGATCAAGCTGGGTCCATTCCAATTCGGCCTTGGGCGCAGGCTTGGCAGCTTCCACAATCGGCTTGGTGATGGCAGAGAGAATGCGGGCGTTAGCGGGGACGGTCATTGGCTTTGTCCTAGGTTGTGGCTTGGCGGATTGCCTTGCCGACGATCAAAGCCTCGCACAGATCGCAGCGCAGCGCAAGGCTGAAAGTGTGCGATTTGGCACATCGCGAACAATCCCCAATCTTTTCAATGGCTTGGCGCCTAGTCTCTGGTCATCCCTTCGGTTGTTCCTTCGGTCCCACCCCCGGTCCCACCCCCGGATTGCCTGATTCCCTAGCCTTCGGCCACACCTTGACCGGCCTACCTGCCCGACCAGCTCCCTACCTGCCCATATCCCCCCACACAACACACACATATATACTACTATATTCAAGGGTATAGGGGAGGGAGGGGGAGGGAGGGGCAGACCTACGGACAGGGGAGGCCACATCTGTAGAAATCAGGCAATCTCAGGGGAGACCAGAGGGAAACCAACGGACCTACCAGCGGACATACCAAGGGAATGGACCTGAGTTGGAAGAAGCGATTCCTAGGAAATAATGCTGGATTATTCTGCGGATGGGGAGTATAATGGGAACATAATCAAAGCTCAGGAAATGAGTCGGAAGGAGAAAGCCAATGGCAATCAGACACATATCAATTTGGATAACACCTGAATACTACATGGTTGCATATTACCGCGGAATGAATAGTTCTGCCGATAGCTGGCTGATTATCTATCTGTAAGCGCAGCGCTACTGCCAAACCTAAAGGAAAGCCAACATGCCTAATCCTGATCCGTTTGATATTGAACTCTATCCCTGTGGAAAACGGGCTGGGGATAATAAGTTTGGACTTAAATCCTGTCCGACCTGTGGAAAGCCTGCAACTCATCCAACTGCCGAGGAATATCCTTGGCCTAATTCACAAATTCCTGCCGATGGATTTTTCATGTTCAGAGATGAACTAAGTGCAAGGGAATATTATATCTCTGGCATGTGCCAAGCCTGTCAAGATGGAGTATTTGGCGATGAATAGGCGCCAATTCCTATCCTCAGCTGCGAGTGTTGGTGCAAGCGCAGCGCTACCAGCGAAGGCATTGCTAGACCCTCCAATGATCTGCGGACCTATTGATCAGGAATTAAATCTATATCCCGGGAATATTGTCTATGTAACTGAGCATTACAATGGCACACATCTACGCTTCTCCCTCCCAAGAACTTCTTGGCGATTACTTAACGCCGGCCAGCCGCTTGACAGCCGCCGCGAGCCGTGGCACGATCCGAATGCTGGCGACGTGCCAGTTCAGGAATAAAGCCAATGACCCAGAAAGCCATAACCGACCTCTGCCATCAACACGGGATCAAGGATGAGATAATCATCCGCGAGATAATCCTCGTGGCTCGTGCGTTTGATGGCAGCATCAATCGCCAGTATCGCGAAGTGGTTGAGTACATCAAAGCCGTGCGGGAGTTGGTGTGATGAATCATTGCCATCACATTTACACCTATTATTGGGAGAAATATCTCTCAACGAATAGCGATTACTATCCGTATCTCTGGAAACAGAGAATGCAGCAGTATCATTTATATCGTGAACTTTGTGGAGGCTAATATGTGGACCCAACCAGTCGCCCATATCTCCGCATACTACTCAGACCAAGCCCGACGCTGGTGGCACTATCAGCCAATGCGTCGGATCATCATGATGCAGCGGAATCTGTATCAGGCGATGTGTCGTAGTAAGGTGTAAGCGCAGCGCTACAAGCAAGGACAAAGCCAATGCACTATACAATCGACTATTCCAAATCCCCTGCCAAGGCGTTTGATGCCGTGGAGGATATCAAGGAATACCTTGGCGATCGGTACGATCATATGGTCGAATTGATCAAGAATGTCAGCGATTGCGAACGTTTCGCATTTTACTGCTCAATGATGGGTATCTCCGGCTTCCCTGTGAAAGCGTGGTATGAACACTTCCACGGTCAGAACTCTTACAAGGAGACTGAATAATGTCCCTACGCAAAATCGGAGGCATCTACTGGCTCAGCCTCGGCCGACTCCGTATTTCTTTCTGCATCAAGCGGAAGACCCGGATCACAGTTGCAGAGCTTCTTGCCATTCAACCTCAGGAGCCTTCCAATGCCTGAACCCATCTACCACGTAACCGCGCTCTACTGCGGCCAGCCTCGGCTCATGTTCGCTGGGTACGCAAGCCGCGTAGCCAAAAAGCTCCATTGCCCCAAGCATGAGCTTCGATCTGGGGAATATCCATTCTATTCCTTTGACTGTGCCAGAGACCGCTGGGGCAATGCCCTGCCCTACACTCTCTGGTCAGGGCCGGTCATCATCGCCGAATACGTCCCCACGACCGAAGTGGTCGAATATGAAGGAGAAGCAGCATGAAAGCCACCCAATACAACGACACTCACCAGCAAGCCTTGGCTTATGCCGAAGCTGATAGCTCTGATCCATTCACCTATTCTCGGATCATGTCGCATATCGCCAGTGGCATCTGCGACGACAAGGATCGTGGCGAAGATTCTCGCTATAAGGCAGAGCGAATCCGCGAACGTCGGCTTCTTCCTGATGATGGTCGGCCAGAAAGCGAACGCGAATACTTTGTAGACGTTTTCCGTAATATGCAGAGACCCTAAACCCTTCTTCCTCCGGGGAGTGGCGTCCCCGGATATAGAATGGTTCAGGTCAAAACCAAGAAAATCGTCGGCCCGAAAAATCACCCTTGACAACGCCGCCGCCGCCTGCTATAATGCTCAGCACGATGGGAGAAAAGCCAATGTCCATTCTTCGAGTTGAAAGCCCTATTTCAAGTGCTGCAATAGCTGACGCTCTTAGTGCAGACAAATCAGGGGCAGATACACTTGCATGCATATTAAATACAATCTGCACGGTTATGCTTGAAGAGGATTGGAAAGCTCAATTTAAGAAAAAACTAAATAAAAACGGTAAACTAACATTATCTGATTTACAAGCCTTTATCAAGTAGATTCTCTGAGCAGAGCGGAGCCTAACCACTCCGCTTCCTCAGGCAATCTCGCCTGACCCGGACAGCCAACATAGAACGAGGATGGATAGAGAGCCTGTGCCCTCTGTGACCCTACAAAACCATCGTTAGCTTGACCGTCCACAACCCCGAAGATGGAGCTATAATGAGCACCATGAATATCAAAGTCACGAAAGCTGGTAAGAGTCTGGAAGTCGATCTGCAATCTCTTCCCGACGAAGCCTACCAGTTCGTGCTCCAGAAGGGCCTTGAAGCCCTCCTGAATGCTCGTATGTCCAAAGTCCTCACCAAGGACCTTGAGGGAGAAAAGCTCGCCGAAGCGCAGGCTGCCGCCCTCAAGATCGCCGAGGAGAATCTTGCCAATCTCCAAGCTGGCAAGATCACCAAGGCCCGTGGTGGTGCCAAGGACGCCAACGGCAACAAGGTCGCTGCGAATGTGATGACCGAAGCCCGTCGTCTGGCGAAGGAAGTGGTGAAGAACGAAATCCGTGCGGCTGGCATGAAGATCAGCCATGTGGAAGCTTCGGTCATCACCAAGGCAGCGAACGAACTGATCGCCGCCGATCCGTCCTTCATCGAGAATGCCAAGGCCAACATCGAGGCGCGCTCTGCCGTCAAGTCTGCGATCAACATCGCCGATCTTGTCCACGAGTCGCCGAAGCTGGTGGCGAAGGCCGAAGCGGCCAAGGCCGAGCGCAAGACTCAGCTTTCTGCGAAGCAGGCCGGTAAGGCTGCGCCTCGCAAGAAGAAGGCGCCGGAAGCGGAGACGGCGGCCCACTAATCTGGTTTGGGCAGGGGAACGAAGAAGCCACGGCTGATCTTCCCCAAGACCCTAGTTTGAGCAATGACGAGGATGGTCAGGATCGGTGCGACGAGCAATGACCCGTAACGTCAGGATCACCTAGCCAAACCCCTAGCTCTGGACTACGGCCCAGAGCTTCGCTCAAAGACTGAGACAGAGCGCAGAGCGCGCCATAGGTCTCTCTAACGGAGAAAGCCAAAATGTCCGACATGACCCAATCCTTCATCGAAATGGTCGAAGCCTTCAAGGCCAAGCCCGAACTTGAAGCCCAGATTGCCAGCCTCAAGGCTGACAACGCCATGTGCTATGGCACCATCGACCAGCTTCGATTTGAAATCGAAACTCTCAAGTCCGAAAAGACCGACCTTTCCACCCGCCTCTCGGAGGTTACGAAGGAGCGCGACGACGCATCGTTTCGCAATCTCGAACTTGACGAGAAGCTTAGCGGAATTGAGAAACTTCTCGGGCTGGCTGAGCGACTGGAGCAGGCGCGTCGCGAGGAGCATCGGGCGACTGTTGACGCCATGACGCCGAAGCAGGAGCCGGTTCAGGTTGCAGTTTCTCCCGAAGCTGTGAATCAAGTTGTAGATTCCTATCCCGGCCCTATCGACCCTGTTGTGGTGGAGGGTCAGAGTGCAGCGGACCCTACTTCGGCTGGTCAGCCCGAGAACGATACTACGACCTCAAAGGGTGGGATCGAGCCTATCTCGACTCCATCTGAGCCTAAGATCAACCCTTATTCCGGCTTCCCCATCCACTATCTCGACGGTGAATACAAAGGTCAGCCCTACTATGACAAGCCGGCATGGGTCTCTTGGGCGGCATGGGTTGACGCCGGTGGCGAAGCCGAGCCTTACATGCAGCAGGTGACGCGTTAACATAAACCTTGGGGCGGTTTCGGCCGCCCCAATCTTATGTTAATGGAGGCCAACGATAATGCCAGCGACATTTGCGCCGAGTGCGGCGCCCGCCAACGCCCTCTTAATCTGGACCGATGGCCGATCCATCTATGTGGAACTTCCATCTAAGGCCAACGTCCCGCCCTGCATCATCACCTATCGCCTGTCCGAAGGCGGGCTTTCCAAAGCTCTATCCCTTCTCGGAAAACACGCGGACATTGCCGGAACCCCGCAAGTTTCAGTCCCGGTTCGCAGAGCCAAAGACTACGTTGGCACTGTCGCGCAACACGCGATGGCTGAATCCATCCTGCGGAAGAAGGGGATCATCAAGTGAGCGAAGCTGACCTCCCAAACCTTATCGCCCATGCCAATTCCCTTGGCTATCGCATCGGCAACGCCGCGCAATCCTCACGCGGTTGGGAGCTAACCCTTTGGTCCGGTCAAGTCGGATATTCCGACTACGTTTGCACCCACGACCTTTCTCTTTCGCGCGCGATTGAACTTGCAATCGACGCTTTTGCCGATGGCCTCGGCAAATCCCTAGACGCTAACCTGCCGAAAGTTTCATACTTTGAGCTAAACTCCATCCTCGCAAACCTGCGACCTAAAATAAAGATCGAGAGGCGCTTCTAATGAACCCCATCACCAAACTCCTCCGCGAAATCCGCATTGAAAAGGGCTGGACCCAAGAGGAACTCTCCGCTAAACTCGGCAAGCATGTTAACCAAGTCACCGTTTGGGAATCTGGCTTGACCAATCCCCGGCTCGACTCACTCCTTGCTTGGGCTGATGCCCTTGGGTACGAGTTCGATCTGCACATGAAGGAACCTGCGAATGTCTAAATATAGTACTATCGGCGGAACAGTCACCCGTGGCGAAGCCTTCGCCAAACTAATCCACCACCTAAACGAAGCCGCCGACCAAGCCGCGACCCTTTCCCACCTTCACAACACCGAAACCTCCCAAATGGATGCCCTTTCAGCCAAAGGCTGGTTAGGGGTTCATGAACTCCTTCTGCGGATGCGCCACCAAATCACTGAATTGGCGAAGAACAAATTTCAATAGGAGGCTGAAATGATCGACGCGAAGACGATAGAAGAATTGCGGGGGCTGGCCGAGAAGGCAACAAGCGGACGCTGGAAGGTTTTTGCGCAAGAGCGCGAATACGTCGGAGGAACGAAACGTTCTGTCTTTGAAATTAAGACGGAAGGAAAGCATCCGCAATCGAAGGATCATTATCCCGTAGTTGCGGAATGCCAGCATAACCTACCAGACGGTCCGCAGCGGGGCATATGGATGGATGAAGCCGACGCCGCGCTCATCGTCGCCATGCGCAACGCCCTTCCCGCGTTGCTCGACGTCGCCTCCTCCACCCTCACCGCAGACGCGGGGGATGGGGAGTTGATTGCGCGGGAACGGGACAATGCCCGCGCGGAATGTTCTTGGCTGGCTAACAGTCTGCTGAAATATCTCAGCGATCTGCAAAACATTGCTCGCGACATAGAGGATGAGGGCGACCGCTACTACTTCGGTTCGACCAACGACGCTGACCTATTGAAGGAAATCGTCGAGAAAATCGAGAATTACGGGTTCAACCGCATCACACGGGCCAGCAAATGGCCTGACTACATTCGGCAATCAGCCAAAGCCCATGCCCGCGCCGAATCAGCCGAAGCCCGTGCCACCGCCTCCGAATCCGAAGCGGCTGCGCTTAGGGAGAGAGTGGGAGTGTTGGAGAAGGCGCTGGAGCCGTTTGCGAAAACAGCAGCGTACTACGAACCGAACGAAGGCGACGACGCAGACCACCTATGGGGAGAAAATAACTTAAAGATTGGCGATCTTCGCCGCGCCCGCACAGCCTTGGAGGGTCGCAAAGATGGGTGAGGGGAAGCAGACGTGCGTGCAATGCAACGGCACTGGCTGGTGGCAGTACGATCACAACCACGCGGCGGTCTGCCCGGTGTGCTGCCCGCACGATAAAGGCTGGTGGCTGTTGACCGAGCATTACGCAGGATACAGGCCCGGTCGTGAGACTTGGTGCTGCAAGCGCGGCTGCGGGTTCACATGTGACTCGCCATCCTCACCGCCAAGAACATGACCGATTAACAAACTCCCTCCACAATCAACTTTCCCTTTGACTTCCCCAACTCAATCTAGTATAATCGGGGATAATCTAGGAGTCTACATGGGAACTCTAATCTATTGCATCGTCAACGAATCTGATCCACCCTTCGCCGATGCCAGTATGCTTGACGCCTGCATCGACCCCCAGTACAACGGAGTATTCCCCGACGATCCCAGTCTGGGAATTGTTTCAGAAAGGAAAGCCAATGCCAGAATTTCCGCCAACCCACGAACAACAGAACATTCTCGACGCGGTGAAGACCACCAAACAGAACATAATGATTCGTGCTAGAGCCGGCTGCGGTAAAACCACAATGCTCGAACTCATCGACCACGCCGAGAAATCCGCCCCCTATCTCCTCATGTGCTTCAACAAAGCCATCGCTGTCGAAGCCGAGAAGCGTATGCGATCCGCAACCACAGTCCGCACCTTCAATTCCCTCGGACACAAAATATGGGCAGCCGCAGTTGACCGAAAGCTCTCCCTCAACCAAAAGAAAATCCTCGAAATATTCCGCGCCATCGCCGACGAAACACCCCGTGGCGAGCGATCTTATCTTTGGTCTATGTATGATTCTGTGCTTGCTGCGACTTCAATCGCCCGCAACATCGGATACATCCCGCCGGACCATTTTAAAGCCTCTAAATCCCTTTGCGATTTCTCCGCAGTCGAACGACTTCTCGATGAAACCCTTCTCCCCGAGGCCGAGGCCCTAATCAACAAAATCCTTACCATCTCCATCGGCCAAGCCTATAACGGCGTGATCGACTTCACCGATCAAGTCTACATGCCCGCTCTATTCGGCGGCACCTACCCTTCATTCCCAGTGGTCCTTGTCGATGAATATCAAGACCTATCCCCTGTCAACCGTGCGATGGTCGGAAGGCTCTGCAAGCATTCTCGGCAGATTGGAGTTGGAGACGAGGCTCAGGCGATCTATGAGTTTAGAGGGGCTGACGTTCGAGCAATGCCAGACGCTATTGAGCAATTCTCTATGGAAACCCTCCCCCTCTCCACATCATTCCGCTGCCCCGATGCCATTACATCAAATGTACATTGGCACGTACCAGATATACGTAGTGCCAAATCTGGCGGGATGGTTGCACGAGGAAATGTTCAAGCTATCGAAGACAACTCCGCAGTCATCTGCCGATACAACGCCCCGCTGATTGCCTTGGCGATGGACCTGCTCTCCCAAGGCCATAAGGTCGACGTCGCCGGTGTTGATATCGGTGCCCGAGTCATCCGTCTCCTTAACAAACTTGGCTCCGAGGATATGACCAATGTGCAAGTATTGTCAGCAATTGAGCATTGGGAGGCAGAAAGAGAGAGCCTCGACAATAAGAATGCCAGAGATACTGCGGAGTGTATGCGTGTCTTCGCTAGACACGGAAAGACGCTTGGCGGAGCTATCGCGTATGCAAAGCATATATTCGAATCTTCCGGCGGAACCATCCACTTCATGTCCGGACACCGCGCCAAGGGCTTGGAATTCGATTCTGTCTATCATCTTAACAGTGAAGACATTAAACGCGGGGTAGGCCAAGAATCTAACATCGCGTATGTCGTGGATACTCGCTCGAAAGAACGTCTAACCTATATCAGGAGCCACTAATGGCCCTAACCGACTCCATCGCCGCCTACGACGATTGCTTCCAAGCTTTCGAGCGCGCGGCCAAATCCAAAAAAGGTATCCGCATCCTCTTCGAGGATAAAAAGACCGCCAACTACTTTCGCCTGCGAATGAACTACGCCCGCGTTCTTCAACGCCGCGAAGCCGTCCGCATGTACGAACGCACCGATCCGCGTTTTGGTAAATCTGAGTTCGACAAGTTCCGCCTTAAGATTGTCGAAGCCGCGGAGCAAACCGGCGAATGGTGGGTCTATATCGATCCATTCGGCATGGAACGAGAGATTATGGAAGTTGAGGAACTCGAATGAGAGAAGAACTAATCCGTGAAATCCTCGACAAGGCTTTGACTGAAGAACTGGGGATAGTTGTAACCTGCGACAATCAACATGCAACCACCCTTAAATTTCACGCCGTCACCAAAAACAATCCTAAATACGCAGAACTTATAATTTGTGCCGGATCAAAACCTGATGAAATCCTAATCACTAAACGCACCGTCGAACTCGATGATGCAAGGGAGCCGACTGATGAACGATCTTGACGAATTGATGCGCCGCATCGAAGACATAAACGCCAAACCTGCGATCGACATAACCCCGGCCGATATCGACGACCTGATCAAATATCACCGATATTCCCGCGCCAGAAAGGCCAAGGGCGAAAAGCCCGCCAAGCCCCAAGCCGTCGACATATCTCAGGTCATGATGAAGCTGACCAAGCCGAAGACCGAAGTCAAGATTACGAGGAGGTTTTGATGGCAGATCAAGAGCTTAACGAAACCCTCCTCACCCATGGCTCTACCAGCCCCTTCCTCCCCGATACCTTCATCCAATTCGCGTGGGACTCGACCTGCCTTGGCATGATCAAAACCTGCCCGCGCCTGTATCAATACACCATGATCGACGGCTACGTCGCCAAGGGCGAATCCATCCATCTCCGCTTTGGCATCGAATACCATCAAGCCCTGCAAGACTACGACATAGCCCGAGCCGAAGGGATCGATCATGAAGACGCAGTTCACTCTGCAATATCCGAGTTGGTTCGAAGGACGCATGATTGGAGTGTCGATGAGACAGTTAAACCGGGAAAGTATAAAAACCGCCAGACTCTCGTTTCACTTGTGGTGGATTACCTTGACCATTACGTGGACGATCCTGCCGAAACCTACATCAAGTCCGATGGAAAGCCGGCTGTAGAGTTGAGCTTTCGGTTTGAGTTAGATTTCGGACCGGGCCATCTAGGTGATTCAGATTCTGTGACACATCCATATCTCCTCGCCGGCCACATGGACCGAGTTGTCTCCTTCAACGACCAACTTTTCGTGATGGATCACAAGACCACCACCACAACCCCGTCCCAATACTACTTCAACCAATACGAACCCCACAACCAGATGACCCTCTACACCATCGCCGGGCAGGTTGTCCTCAATGCCCCAATCAAAGGCGTGATCGTCCGCGCGGCCCAAATCCTTCTCGACAAGGAACATCGCTTTGTCTCCGGTTTCACCCTCCGCACCCCAGACCAGCTTGACGAATGGATGGAAGACCTTCGCCTGCATCTCGAACGCGCCGAGGATTACGCCATCCGCGGATATTGGCCGATGAACGACACCGCCTGCGACAAGTTCGGTGGTTGTAAGTTCCGCGGGATTTGCTCCAAATCCCCGTCCGTCCGCGAGATTTATCTTAAATCCGACTTTGAACAACTGGCGCTGGAGGAAAGATGGAATCCCCTGAGAAGCCGATAGAATTTCCAAACGCCAGCGCCAAGGCAGGCTTTCTAGTCGGCCTTGACCTTTGCTCACAGGTTCTTTGGAAGTTCGCACTCCGCATCAAAGACGACGACACTCGAGGCTTCTCTGAACGCAAAGCGATCGTGAATGTCCTCAATGAAATCCACAGCGAATTTATTGTAGAAATGGAGAAAGCCAATGCCAAGCCTAGCGAATCATCAGAGTAATCAGTTTACGAAGCTTTTGCTTATTGGCGACGCCAAGTCCGGCAAGACCGGTTCGCTCGTCTCCCTCGTAAAAGCCGGATATAAACTCCGCATCCTCGACTTCGACAACCTCCTCGATATCCTCAAGTTCAAGGTCATCGAGGAATGTCCGGACAAGCTCGACAACGTCGAATTCGTAACCGTTCGCGACAACTACAAAGCCGGTGCAAGTGGGAGCCAAATCGATGGAAAGCCAAAAGCATGGATCAGTGCAATTAAACTTTTGGACAACTGGAAATACGATGATATTGATCTTGGTCGACCCGCAGACTGGGGCTCAGACACAATACTTGTCGTGGACTCTCTCAGCCGACTTTGTGATGCCGCTTATGACTTTCATGAATCTATTATCCCTCGTGGAAAGTCTGGAGATTACGATGGACGCGCCGTTTATGGGAACGCACAGGATGACGTGGAAAAAGTCCTCGCCATGCTCACTGGCCGCGGATTCGCCACCAACCTCATTGTGATCGCCCATGGCACCTACATGGACCTGCCGGACGGAACCACCAAAATCTTCCCGCAAGGTGTCGGCCAGAAGCTGTCCCCGAAGATTCCCCAGTATTTTCCATCCTATATCCGCTACCGCAACAAAGGTGGCAAACGCACCATCCAAACAACTTCAGATTCCATGATCGATCTTGCCAATCCCAGACCCGATAAAGTCGACAAGGAACTTCCTATCGAAACCGGGCTGGCGACTCTCTTCGAGGCACTTCGTGACATGCCTGTAGAGAAACCTAAGTCTGTCACGTTGGTCCGCAAGTAACCTACAAGGAACCTATCTATGAACGACAAGCCCAACTTTGCTTCGATATTGGATGAGGCCCCGACCGAAATCGATCGGCCGAAGCCCATTCCCACCGGCACCTATCTCTGCCGTGTTCAGGGCACCCCAACCTACGACAAGTCCAGCAAGAAAGGAACTCCGTTTGTTCAGTTCACCCTTAAGCCAATCTCCGCCGAGGATGATGTTGACGAGGACGATCTTTCCGAAATGGGCGGGCTCGACAACAAGACCCTGCGCCTGACCTTTTACCTGACCGAAGATGCCGTCTATCGATTGGATGAATTCCACGAGCATTGCGGAATTGACCTGTCCGAAGAATCCTCGCGCCGCAGCCGCAATGACGAAGTTGTCAATGCGGAAGTTCGGGCGCTGGTCAAGCATCGGCCTAGTGAGGATGGCCAGACCGTCTACGCGGAAATTTCTCGTACTTTGAGGGCAGACTAAGATGGACTCACGTGAAATGACTTTTGGAGAGAAGGCTGTTGGCTTGAACTTCAATCCTTCGGGCGATCAGACTGTGCATGAGCTTAAGGAGGCTTATGCTAAGGTGATCGATATTCTCAACGACATGAGAAGCGATCGCTCTGAAAGGGCCCGCCTCGCTTCAATCGCCATAACCGAAGCCCAAGGCGCCCAGATGTGGGCGGTGAAGGCTGCGACTTGGCGTGATTAAAGCCAATCTGGGTGGGGGAGAAATTCCCCACCCAACTCCCAGAGGAAATCATGAAGCCAATATTACTGGTTGGGGAAGCAAGGGGCGAAGTCGAAGCTCGAATGAACAGCAGCTTTGTTGGCCCCTCCGGCGCCGAACTCCTGAGGATGCTCAATGAATCCGGCATCATCACCTTCACATTCGCTGATCGTGATTATCTCCATCGATACTATTCCCAATCTGACCCGAGTTGTATCGAGGCTATATGGGGATTGCATCCTGAGGTTGTTCGTACCAACGTGTTTCAAATCTACCCTCCGCGGAATGACCTCGAATACTTCTGCGGACCCAAAGCCGAAGGCATCCCTGGATATCCCGCCCTACTGAAATCGAAATATGTTCGGGAGGAGTTCGCCAATGAACTGGACCGTTTGGCTGATGAGATTATGGGAAGCGATCCTAACCTCATTATTTGTCTTGGGAACACCGCTCTTTGGGCTTTGGCTGGTCGGACTGGTATCACCAAGCTTCGTGGTACTACTCTTCTTTCTACTCATACTGCTGCTGATTTTAAGCTTTTACCTACATACCACCCTTCCGCTATCATCCGGCAGTGGGACAATCGCCCCACCGTAATCGCCGACCTTATGAAAGCCAAACGCGAATCTCTCTACCCCGAAATCAGGAGACCGCCTCGTGAAATCTGGATCGAACCAACCCTCGAAGATATCAAACTATTCATATCCCAACACATCATTGGATGCCGACTTCTTTCCATTGACATTGAAACCTCTGGATCACGAATTACTTGCATTGGTTTTGCTCCCAATCCCGAAGTTGCAATCGTCATTCCGTTCGATGACTCACGCGCAAAGGATGGAAACTATTGGCCGACTCGAGAGGATGAAGCTAAATGCTGGAATCTTGTTCGATCTATTCTCGGCGACCGAAAAATCCCTAAGCTCTTCCAGAATGGATCATACGATGTGTCCTTCTTGTTACGCGCGTATGGAATCAAAACCCTGAACTGCGCAGAAGATACAATGCTTCTGTCCCACGCTCTCCAGCCGGAATCCCTTAAAGGCCTTGGCTACCTCGGGAGCATCTTTTCCGACGAAGGCGCATGGAAGCATATGCGAAAGAAAGATGAGACGATTAAGAGAGGAGCCTAATATGAAATGTGAGAATTGTAAACTTGATGATGCAAAGTTGGGTT